GAATCTTGGGCCGTGAACGACCCGCTTCCCCTAGAACTATTTATGTTGATTTCAGTGATGGTGCTGTCGATGGTGGCATCCATCGCATGGCCGTCGGTCCTAGCCGCCAGGCTTAAACTGCCTGTCTCAACATTTTCCATGCTCAGTGACGGTGCGCTGACACCAGTCATTACCCAGTTGTCCACATACAGCCAGCCCGTGGTGTTGGTGGTTCGTTGGATCACAACACAGTCCGTGAGGCCAGCCTTTCCCAAATCTAGGTTGATGAGGCTTAGGTCGGTTAAACGGACCCCAGCGGCCAAATTGATTTGAAGGGTTTGGTTTGCATCGGCTGGGTTTTCTGGGTTCGGTTCCAACTTCACACCATGTACCAGCGGTAATGGGTAAGCGGCACCGGCTTCAGGCCAGACCGGGGTATCGTCAGTGGAAGCAACGACGAAGGTGAACGCCACAACAAATGCAATGCCCACGATACCCAAGGCCGTCCCGACGCCCTTCATTCCACTTAGGTCGAACGAGAATTTCGGCGTTGGGATCCGGAGTGCATTGAGTAGAGCAATACCGGGGATGCCAGGTGCCGTGAACCTGGCAAATCTAAGGTCACGGTCGCGGGTGAGTGCCCTGCGGTATTTCCACATGAGTACCATCAGCCCAACGGTGACCAACGACGCACCTGCGACGCAGATCAGCCCCGTCAACCAGAAAGCCATTTCCACTGGCACACCAAGTGATACTACCCAATTCTGGATAGACTGAACGCCACTACCAATCGCCAATAAACCCATCGTCTAATCCTCCGGTTTCCCTTTGCCGTCGTTGACCAACCTTTGCGCCAGGGTGGCAATGAACGCCGTCACCGGACCTGAGAACAATCCCATAGCCACCAGCACCAAATCGAGGTGGGGCGCAACTTCTGCCGGGTTGGAAGTCGTGCGCCAAATTATTACAGTCCCCATCAGCACGAAAGAAATGATGATTGGCATCATAAAAATTAGCGTCAGGAATTCTGTCCCGGTCAGGGTGGTCGAACTCTTGCCCTTCAAACGTTCGATCTCCACCCTGGCCTGTATCAATTCCTCGGTGACGCTACGTTCCTCGGCCACACCCTATTCCCTCGCTGACAGTTATCCCCGTCTGTCGTTTCCATTCGACCATATCATGTTGGTGGATCTGTGGCACGAGGTGACCTGTTGGACGTTTTGGAAAAAACAACTGCCTTAAATCGACCCCTGTGACGAGAGATCAGGCAGTCAACTGTTGATTGCAGGCGTTGATACCTGTTGATTGTGTTGATTCACTGGTATCCACGCCAAACGGTCGCGGAGGCGATCTAAAGGTTCCAGATCGAACCAACGCATACCCCATGTTGGATGGGGCATCGGATCGCCATTCTTCTTCAAACCGAACCAGTGTTTGCGGATGTTGAATAGATGTTGGTCACACCACCCAACGACGCCCACATCCACATACGGCACATCGTCGAGGTAACCGGATACCTGTATAGGTAATATCCAAACAGCGACGCCGTACGTGGCCTGGAACACTGTGTGGTTTTCGAGGAAATTATTGAACTCACGCCCGGTGGCTTTGACCTCGATGAAATCACCAGTGGGCAATTCTATGTCACCCCGTTTGTCCGCACCAAGCATCGAAATGGTTTCAAACCCACCAAGGCCCAACGTCCGTGAAACCGCGTATTCACCGATGATGCCCTCCATGTGGATCTCCAGATCAGACTTATGGTGGGCTATCTTCTGGGACGGGATACCGCGTGATCTGCTGTATCGGTCGCGTTCATTCCCTAGACGTTGGCACTCCACCAATTCGTCTGGACCGAGGCGCATATATTCAACCTGCGTGTGATTCATTCGGATCCTTCCATTCGACAATATCCGGTGTCAGCCCACGGATGTTGACCTCGATCTGTTCCGCCAATGTATTCCTGGCGGCTTTGACGAACTGTGACCGCGCTGATCTGTTCATCGGCGGCAATGGTTCTTGTGGCAGGACAGCGTGGACACTGAAGGAAGTTCGACGCGACGACCACACCCCAAGTACCTCGACATCTGCGGATCCGCACTTTGGTGGTTGTCCACCCCAAGCCAGATCAGCGGACGTTGATGGGAGTTTCCACCAAACAAGACGGACACGGAGAGTGTCCGGCGTTGCGCTACCACCTGCTTTTATATGACCTTCTGCCATTTGTTAATCAACACTCATTTAACTATAGGGCTGTTGATTTGTTGATTATCAACAGGTCAACACGTTGAATCAACAGTTGATTAAATTAGAACATAGCATCACAGAACACGATACTGGACGCCGATAGTATCCCATATTGCTATTCTGACCTTTTTAGACCATGCCCCAGTGCGCCCCAGGGTCGTTTCCTGGGTGTCTGGCATCTTTTCCATATAGATATATGGAGGCATGGCGTATATGCACCATAGATTCTGTTCTACTTTTTCCCGTCGTTATACAGGCGCATCGGACCGCATTGGTGGCACATATATAAACGAGAGATCTTGAGTCCATCGACCTCCACGGGATATGGCACACTCCACATCGGCACGTCGTGTTTGGGGCATTTCACGTCGTCGCTGTTGCGATCTGATCCGCCAGCATCAGCGACAGGGCCGCGTTGATGGTGGTGGTCATTAGCGGTGGATGTTCCCTCCGACTCCATCGGTGGACGGTCCTCCAACTGACTCCCAGTTTCGTGGCGATTGCCTGGTATGTGATTCCGCGCCCGTGCAGTTCCGCCAACAGTTGGACGGTTTTCTCTGGGCCAGAGATCTCGATCTGTTGCACCATCGGTCCTCCTCATTTCCTTGGATCATTCATTGGTGATAACCATCCACATTATATGGCCCGTGGTGGCATATCAAATGGCGTGTGTGTCCACCAAATTATTCATTTGTGAAACTCTGCACACTAGGCACAGATCCGCACACGAAAAAACGTGCAAGAATTTATACGATTTTGAGTACGATTTTAATATTCGTATAAAGAAATGGCCCTTTTCGACCAATTTGGCGTAGATTCAAGATATTGGTGCCAAAAACGCTTGACACTGACACCGTGGCATAAATAAGGTGGATATGACCAATTTGACATGGTGACACATTAACAACTGAATACGCACACCCAGACCGTTGAGTTAGCAACTCCTGAGAACGGGAACGCAGTGAGGCCGGTACTGCAATAGGCATCCAGGGCTAGAGTAATTTCCGCCACGATGAGCCAACAAAACCACCAGCGGGCCAGTCCGTTTGAACAACTGGCGCAGAACCAACCAATGCCCAACCGGGAAACCCAGAGGATGCCACGTGGTGGCGATCCGAAGCGCGAACACGATTTTAGGGTGCATAGCAAAGGCCTGATGATAAATCGCCATTACCGCAAATAACGAAGGACGTGTGGGTAAGCATTGGCGCGACAGGGCCAACCTAGCAAACATCATTGTGAGCCAGCCCGGTTTTAGGACCGGGCCGTAAACACCATCACGGAGGCAAGGCCGTGTGGATGTTAATAAATTTTGGAGTGACCACCATGAATTACATCGTTAAAACATTCAGCATCGAGAATATGGACGACGCCAAGGACGCCATGATTGGTTTGACCGATAACAACGTTCTATTGGTCGTGCCCACCAAATTCAATGGATGGCAATACTGGATCGTCGATGTGTACCAAATGACACAGGAACAAGCCAAGGCGTTGCATGGGTCGTATCGTGTACGACCTTTCACGATGGCATCACCTGGCATCTAATTCGCCCTGACGATGATGGGATGGCATCCCATCGAAACACGTAAGTGTCGGCGATAGCCAAATTTTTTATTGGAGTGACCACCATGACACATCGCATCAACAACAACGAAATGGATCCCAAGACCGAGTGCGGACTAGAATTGGACGGTTCTATAGCACTGGCGACAATTCACGAAACACCAACCTGTCAAAACTGCATTGGAGACACCAACATGACCACGAACAACACAATCGACGCAGGCCGCATGGTTCAATTATCCGCACGTGATGGCAACAGTGTTTTCCATCATGGCATCCACAATGCCGACCATCTAGCGTGGTTAGGCATCCACGATCTCCACGACGCATATTGCTGGTACAACACCAACGTCCACAGAGTTCCACACAACGCCATCCGCATCCTCCGCGTCGCCCAAACAGTTTTCCTTTCTTACGTTGGTTTGGATGGTCGATGGAAAGCGGTCAACGCGAACACTGGACGCATCAAATTACTCCCCAACCTTCGGAAAAGCCCAATCAGTACCAACGCCTATGCGCGATTCCTTAGAGACAAGGCGTTGGATATTAGCAACTCAGCAGATGGCGTCAACTGCCATTCATGCGGACGCATCAATGGTGCCCGACCTGAATTTGGTGGAATGTGCGAACGCTGTATATCAACCTAATCGTCCTGATGATGGATGGGTGGCACCCATCCGAAACACCTTGAGTGTCGGCGATAGCCAATCAAAATAATTT